CGCGGGGCTGCTCGGCTATCTGGCCAAGCTCATAGTTGGCCGCAGGAATAGAAGTTAAATTCTCAATCCGACTCTTTAACTCTTCTTTCTGATTTTGCAAAGCGCGTAAACGAACAGTAGACTCTTCGTTAATGTTCTCCCCATTACGCAACTTCTCAGCGATGTATTCAATGGCCGTTTGCGGATCAAAGCCCTCAATCGTTGAACGATTGTCAAACGGCAAATACTCATCCAGCGCGCCATCCGCAACCAGATCCTCCAGCAATGCGCCCTGACCTTTGGTGTTGTACAACTGGCGCAGTCGCTTGTTGTCTTTATCAATGTCAGCCAAAGAGAAAGCGCCCGGACGGTCTATCAGCTTGCCCTTCAAATAGGAAAACAGATTCCCTTTGCCGGCTTGAGCTTCTTTTAGATCTTTGTTAACAGACGCCAAGTTATCCCGCAAGTCGGCAATATCTTTTTTGTCTTCCGGGGTAACTTCAAACAGAGCTTCGCCACGCGGCTTCTTCTGCCCCCTCTCCGCAGGAATAAATTCTGGAGCTTCCGCCTCTATTAGTTCGGCCTGCTTTTCTGGATCAGCCGTGGAAATTTCGTTAGCCTTTGCACGAGGCACGCCAAGCTCTTCCAACGCCCTTTGCTGGGCAATGGTTTGCATTACCGGGTCTGCGCTGAAGGTAGTCTTCATCACCCGGTTTATGGCGGCTTTGCGGGCGCTCTCATCCCTCTTGATTTGCGCTGCTTGATCAGCCCTAGCTTGGTCAATGATCTGACGGTTGGCATCCGGCATCCCGGTAAAGCCCGGCAAGCCAGCAACCCTAGCGCCTTGAGCTTGACGTTGTTCTTGCAATGCTTGTTGCTCAGCCTGCTGTATTTCAGCCTGCTCTTGCAGTCTGGCCTGCTCTTCCATTGCTGCTTCACGGCGCAACTGGGTGGCCTGATCGGCAGTAAATCCAGCGGGTGAGGGTGGCAACGTTGCCACTTGTTCCGGCGCTTGTTGTTCCGGGGCGACAATTGGAGCCTGCTCAGGCTTCATCAAATCCGGGCGGCGTTCAATATCAGGCGCACCGCGTAAAACACGGGCGGCAGCACCGGCAACACCGCCAACGGCAGCGGCACCAAAGAATGCCTCTTTGTATTCTCGCTTGGCATCTTCCGTATCCAAAGGAAGTCCAGCCTGCCAACGCTCTGCAATTTGCTCAACCACCTCAGTTGGAGCCTCTGCAAGAATACCTAAGCCCGCACCTGTCGTAGCCCTTCCGGCCACAGACGCACCCGTCCGCTTAGCCAGCTCAGCAAGAGCGCCTTCACCTAAAACCTTGGCAGGAAATTTGGTCAAACCAAGGGCAAATCTATCTGCAAAATAACCCAATGGCGCAGTTGCCGCAGCCACAGCAGCAGCTTTACCGGGCGCTAAGTTTTCCCCAGTTGTTCCTTCTTGGGCTTGGCGTTGCATGAATTGACCAAACTGTTGCAGGCCATACGTCCCCAAGCCGGCAAGCGGGCCAACAATAGGTGCGGCAGGCCCGGACAATGCGGCGGCACCAGCACCAACCGCCAAAGGCGCGGCCATGCTTGGCGCACTTTGTAGGATCTGTTCGGTTACATAAGTTGGAAATTTCTTAAGCGCCTCAATAGCACCTTCTTTGCCGTAGGTTTGTTCCAACTCTTCCCAAGTGGTAGGCATTGGGCCTTCCTTGGGTTGCATTGCTTGATAGCGAATGCCGGCGGCTTGTTCGCTGGCTTGCTCTTTCATTCCAAGAGCAGACTTTAAACCAAGCCCTATACCGGCAACGCTTTCAACAGGCTCTTCTAAGCCACGCTTTGCCGCAGCCTTAGCACGTTGTAAAAACGTTGGCTCTTCTTTTGGCCTCTTTAAGATGTCGTTTTCAATGGCATCAATGATGTCCTTTTGGGACATTTCGTCAGGGAATCTAACCTGACCGACCCCCGGTACATTGACTATGGGCATGGCAATCCTTAACGCTTTAATGATCTGGTCGCGGCATCATAAGAGAAAATATCTCCCTCCCCACCGGGATCAACGTTGTGAACGCTTTTGTAAAGTTTTCTGTAACGCTCATTTGCAAGCAATTTCATTTGGGCTTCAGCATCTACTTGGGCCTTCATAGACTCTGTATATGCGCCTTTTTTGTCTGCAATAAGCCTCTTCACCATTAAATCTTCCATCTTGTCCAGACTCTTGGCGTCAGCAATTCTTTGGTTTTGCATCATTCTTTCGCCGCGCTGACGAATAGCCTCTCTATCCCTAAAGCTCCTTTGTTCAAGCGCGGCTCTGTTTTGCCTGTCTTTGGCGGCAAGTTGTTCTTTCTGAATTTCACGCAACGGCCCATACTTCTCCATAGCCAATTGACCAGAAAGAATGTCTCGCTCTTCCTGCGCCCGCTGAGCAGCAGATCTTTGATAAGAGGCAATGCCTTGCTGTGCGCCCTGACCAATGTTGGCCGCGGCATATTGCGATGTACCACCCATCATACCCAAACCGGCAGAAAGTAGCGCCATGTAGTTGTCAACTTCACGCTGTTGCTTACTAGCGGCCATGCGTTGTGCAAGAAGTTTTTCAAGACCGCTAAGTTCTTTAACGCCTTCCTCTTTTTTGATTGCGCCAGCTTCTTTATCTTCAGCCATCTGCATCTGTCCGGGAGCTAAATCTGCCTGCTCTTGCGATACGGCTTCATTTGCACCTTCCAATATTTCTTTGCGATCATCCTCATTTTGACGCGCCACATCTTCTTGATCTTGTGCATAAGCCGTATTGGCACCGCGCAAAACTTGTTGAGTTTGCATGGTTGGCGTGACATTTCGTGCCAACCAATTTTTAGCAAATTCTTCCCGAGCGCCAGGACTTAACTTGCGCCCTTTTTCGTCGGCGTCTTCAATGCGTTTAATTTCTAAAGCAATCTTATCTTCGATTGTTAACGGCTTCATAGGAAGCAGCTTTTCCTGCGTTGTAATGGTAGGAGGCATAGCTTGGAGGCGCGCAAGCTCTTCCTTTTCATTTGCATTTGTTGTGCTTGGAGTCAACGCCATAAGACCGGCAGATGCAGGGGCAAAGCGCGATGCGGCAGAACCAGCCCGACTTGCCAATGACTTGAGCTTGTCCAAATAAGACGAGGTGGCAGGAGCGGCAGAAGCCGCCGGAGATACTGGCTCAGCGGGCATGGCTGAGAACGCGGCACGCGCATCACCCATCTTCATTTGACGCCGAGCATATTCGCGGGCCTCTTCAGGCGTCATGTTAAATATGTCACCCAAACCACCGCCAGCCAAGCCAACGATGCCACCACCAGCCAAACCTTGGATGTAGTTTCTTGTCTCCGCAGGAAGTTTGCTGGGATCGGCACCAGCCATGAGCCACTTGTCAGTATTACCAGGACCCCAGTTATAGGCTACAGCAGCCAACTTTGGATCTTTGTAACGCTTCATCATGGCGTTCAGATAGTCGCGCCCAACACGGGCCATCTCATCAGGACTGTTATCACGAGCAGGAACCACACCATAACCCGGATCGCGCTGAGTGCCAGGCATAACCTGCATCTCACCCTGAGCGCCCTTGGGCGAGGTCAGCAAATTACCATCCTTGTCATAGCGTCTGCCGCGGCTCTCTTTATGCAGAACATGCTTGAGCAAGCTGTCATCAACACCAGTAGACGGCTGTTCAGTCCTGATATTGCTAAGTAGCTCTGGGCTAATTCCACCAGCAGGGGTATACACAGCCTCCTTTTCCCGGCCCACTGTCTGAGCAGGCGACCCCTCTTCCTTGGCTGTGGCAGACTCACGCATATATCGGGCAAGCATGGGGATGCCAGCAGACGGAGCAGACATTCCTGCTGTGCCCATCTCTTCTTCTGGCATTTCTTCTTCAGAAGATTCCTCTTCTTCAGGATATTCATCTTCACCTATGCCGGCAAGAAGAGCGCGAACATAGTCCATCTCATCATCATCTTCGTCACTTAAATATTGGGACGCCATATCAGCCATGCTGGTGCCGCCGCCAGCAAAAGCAACGATGCCGCCATTTGCATAAGAAGCCTCATCAGATAAGTTGGTAGGCAACGCAGGGATGCCGGCTGTCGCCTGAGCCTGTTGCATAACCTGATCTGCAAGCGTTGGCTGTTGTTGAGGCGCTTGCTGAGCGGCCATCTTTGCTTTTTGGGCACCAGTAACTTTTTCATTGAGCAAAGGAATGCCAATAAAAGACGGGATAGTCCCATTTTTAATAGCCATTTGCAACTGCGGAATGGACAGCTTCTCAGCCATCCGCACTCTGGTGTCAATACTATTAATCATGCTGCACCTTTAGGATTCATGGCGTTGTACATACCCAACCCAGCAATACCTGCCGTACCCAAACCTGCCAACTGCGAAACGTTGCTGGGAGCCGCTTGGTACATATTGGTGGTGGTGGACTGCATCGGCAAACCGCGCAACATGTTGCTCATAAAGGCCAACTGCTGCTGTGGATACTGCTGCGCCATGGCGTAGTTCTGAATCTGCTGGTTTAGGATGCCTTGCTGCTGGGCTTGCTGTTGAGCGCCCATCTGATTTTGCAAGCCAATGTTGCCAACTTGCTGACCATACTGCGTCTGGCCCAATTGACCCAATTGACCAGCGGCTTGCAAACCAGTCTGCAAACCCTGCATACCTAAACCAGCGCCATATTGCTTTGACTGTTCGCCAAGTTGCTGAGTTTGCAAACCAGCGCCTTGGTTGGCCATTTGCGCTTGCAAGTCCCGTTGCTGCTGAGTATTGAATTGCTGCTGAGCGTTTTGAAACGCAGCGTTCTGCCCTTGAGCTTGAATATCACCCTTTTGCATTGCCAAGTTACGGGCAGCTTCTGCCTCCATAACGCCAGCACGAGAACCGCCAAAAGCACCTGCTTTAACGGCCTGTCCAGCACGCTGAGTCCCCATGATGTCTGCTTGGCGCTGGGCTTCGCGCTGTTGGATGTCCACTACATTCTGCATGTAGGGATTCATATATTGGCCGACGTTCTGCCCCGTGTAGTCTTGCGTGCCCACCTGTTGAGCATTGAACTGGGTAGGGTCATACTGAGTGCCCATGGCGCGTTGCCCTGCTAACCCCGCAATACCAGACGCGGTATCTAGTTGAGGAGAAGTTCCTAAGTTTGCCGCACCCCTGAACGACTGTTCCTGCATGGGACTGAACCCGGCAAAGTACTTAGACGGATCTTCGCTGAACGGCGTGTAGCCTTTTATGCTGCTGGCAAACTTCTGGCCCGTCTTTGGGTCAGTCTCATAGTTGTACAACTGCTGCTGGGTTGTGCCCAGCATTGTCTCTACATACGGACGCGCATACTCAGGAATGTTGGTATTGGCAACAGTAGTTTGCGTAGGTGCGGGTGCGCCGCCTCCGCCGCCACCCAAATACAGGCGTGGGCCCATGAAAAAGTTAAGTATGTCTGTAAGTTTGAACATCACAATGCCCTCATATTTTTGCTTCAACCACGGTATAACGCCGTGTAAACCCTTGGCTCTCCAAAAGACGCACCATTGCTGGACGCCCTCCCGCTTGAATCTTGGTAGCGCCCATGCCGCGCAGTACCGCTTTTAACTGATCCATTACTGACTCATTGACAATCCCTGCGCCACCGGCACAAGTTACAAACGCCACCCTGTCGTTAGGATAACTTTGAAACGTAACCGTTGTTGCGCCGTGAATCTGTTTGTTTTCGTCAGTAGCCACCAATAAAGTCCAATGTCCAAGTGTGACGTACATCTTGATTTGCTCAAGAGAATAGTCATCCCCGCCAAATTTCTCTGCCGAAGCAATAAATTCTTCAACAAACGGCCAAGTCTGGGCGGCGTACTGTTGTGGAACGGGCTGGACAGTAAGCGTCATGCCGGGACGTATTTGCGCGGGTTAATCTGACGGCCTTGCATCTTTTTGCCAGTGCGGGCCACACGAACTTTGTCCATCATCTTGTATAGCTGTTTTGCGCCGGCATCAGTGGAGCCGTTGCCAAGATGGGACACCACATCAGCAGGCACAACAAACTCACCATCCGCCAAGCGGGCAGGCTGCTTATTGCTTATGGTTGCGGGGATGCTGTCGCTCATGCCGTCCCCTGGCCCTTTAAGCATACGACCACCATCTGAGTAACCACCCAAATCTGCAATGCCTCCCCGAGCCATGCCGGGCCGGGCAACCATCTTTGTGCCAGCTTCAGCGTCATACCGGGCGGGATCGTAGCTCAAGGGGGGAGTGGCATACTTTGCCTGCTCGTGTTCTTGTGCAAGCCGCTTTATTTGTTCTCCAATACTTGTAAGCCCGCCGCCAAACATGTTGCGATAGTCTTTGTACACCGGGGTGTAAGGAACAGGCGGCTTGACTTCCAATGGACGATAACGGTCTGGGTCGTACTTGAGCTTGTTCAACGGGCCGTCATAGGGTTCTTGGCCGGGAGGCGCGCCTTTGCGATCTGCCAACATTGAAGCCGCAGCCAATGGGATGCCATACTTTACTATGGGGTTGAGGCCGCTATATGCTGCGGTAGCTTTGTCAAATATGCCTGTGCCGGACTGGGCTGCGGGAGTAGCCATATTGGGAGCCATTGCGGCCTGCTGTCCCACATAAGGGGCGTTAATTCCAGACCCAATAGCATCAATACCAGCACCCATAGGAGCGGCAGAAGTAGCGCCCGCAGCAGGAGTGCCAGAACCAGCAAACCAAGTGCCCCCTGTTTCTGGGCCAACCGCACCGCCCACAGGCATAGGAGTTGCTGTTTCAACAGGAATAGGCGCGCCACCAATAGGAGTTGGAACTGCACCCGGAGCCATAGCAGCACCAAGTGACGCACCGCCGTAGCCTTGAAGCCCCCAGTTTATGCCTTCGCTAACACTACCTTTGTCAATTGCCCGGCCAGCCCCAAGAATTGCTCCCATTTCAACAGGCGACAAAGGCACGCCCATGTAAGTTGCAGCCGCAGAAGCAATCAACGGCGCATTTTCTGAAAGACTTAAATCTTTATCAAGTTGGGCAAGCTCTTTGCCTACGTCTAGTCCGCCGCCACCGCTCATAGCGTACTCCTGGTTAATTGTTCAAATGGTATCATGTCAAGCCTTTATCCGCAAAGGGTAGCTTGTTGCTGTGCCGCCCGAAGTGTCGTAGTAAATGTCGCCTGAACGCAGGTTGGCAAAGTCGGCTTGCGTGGGTAAGCTGATAACAAACTGCCCTGATGTAGTAGGACTTGGTTGGGCAAAAGTTAAACCCCCTACCACCCCGGTAGTCCCCACCCCAGCAGACGCAAATATTGCAGGTAGCGGGGCGTTTATCTGGTTGAAATATAGCCGCAAGATGTTCATGAACTGCTCTTGATACTGAGCGCTGTACTCAGTTGGAGCCGATGGCAGGCGCGGTGGGGTAACGGTTTTAAATCCCATAAGGGTTTTTCCTATCTGCGTCCGTCAGGACGAATATCAATACGAGGAGCGCCCAGTTGCCACTGCACTCCCAAACCATCCGTACTACTGCCCGTGGTTCCTGAACTGACCTTGAACGCCATCTGACGCCCGCGAATCCGTACGTAGACCTGCTGGGTGAACTGCTGTATGTTGTACGTGATTTGGTTCTGGTAGTTCTGCGTGCTGGTCACGCCGGGGGCATTTGAAGGGCCATACGCTGCGCCAGGAAAAGTTCTTGGGATGGCAGTGAAATACGCAGTTGGCGTATTTACGTTGGAGCCGTCAAACGTCAGGTCAGGAATCAAGCGCCACACAAACCCAAAGTTGTTGCCCTCACCAATGTCAAAGTCAGAAGACTGCACATTGGCCACAATTGGGACAGACGGATTAACCGTGCCATCATCAACGCCATCCTCGTGGTAGACCAGTATCCCATTGTTATTGCCCCCAGCAGAGCCATAAGTCACTGCCATAGGGTATCGGCGCAGTGCGCTGTCAAGCCACGCTGTACGCCCTTGATACGCGCCGTTGTAGTTTGTCCAGTCCCCGTAATACCAAACGTTATCTAAGTAGTTGTATATGACGTAGCGGTCAATCACATTAGATGTGGCTGAGCAGTATTGCCACCATACTTCGTTGTAGCCCTCATTGGTTCCCGCCACAAACTGGAAAGACTGCGCGATATTGATGTCAGTAAAAACGTACTCGCGCAGCGTAGATGGCAACGTTTCCACCCGCCCTGAGTACATATAAAACTTGTCCAGCCCCATCCAGTACGTGATGTTGCTGGCTGAAGCCACGGCGTTGGGGCCAACAATGGAGATGTTGTCGCCCAGAATCTGAAAGCTCCACACATAGGGTGGGCCAAGGTACTGCATGGAGTAGATGGCCGAATCCGTAAAAACCAAAATCTCTTGGCGCGTCTGCTGGGCCGTGATGATGGATGACCCGTGGCTGAGCCTGTAGTCTCCGGCTTGGTTGGTAATAGCTGGCGTCCATGTCCAAATGCTTTCCTGATCCGACCAACGAACCAGCATGGGGTCTATGTAGCTTTCAATACCTGTACCCGCAGAGTTAATTGGGTTGGCACCAAAAGCAATCACAAACCGGGACGCATCGGACACAACCACGTAGTTAACGAGTGACGGGCAAGTGGCATCAACCGTGAAGCCCGCAACTGTTGTGCCTGCTTCAATTTCAACACCTCGGTTAAAAATGTTGGGGTTTGCATTGGTGTCCCAGTAATACAGTGCGCCACCACGGGGGTTAAACACAAGGTTTTCACCGAAGTTTGACTGGCTCCACAGACGCAACTGAATGCCAATCCCAAGACCTGCGGGTGCCGCAACGCCCCAACCTGTAGCAGTAGAAGCGTATTGAGCAACAGTCGCTCCGCTTGCGTGAGCAGTAACAAACCCCGCATAGCCGCGCACGCAACCTGTAAACGAAGTGCCTGTTTTGCCCGAGTAGGAGATCACTTCACCACCGACACTGAATGTGCCCGTGGCGGAAAAAGCTGATGCAGAGGTAACGTTGATGGTGACCGTGGAATACTGAATCACTCCAGTAGCGTCAACGTGCGCGGCTGCGGTGGACCCGGCGGTTGCACGGGTGCAACCAGTCAAAGTCGTAGCCGTTACACCTGAGTAAGAAATGATCTCGCTGTCAATCAAAACACTACCAGACGCGGCAAGAGGGGCGGTGCTGGCAACGCCAATAGTTGTTACTGCACTGTTTATTTCATCCGACAGGATGGTGTTTCCAACTGTGGTCAGAGCACCGTTTAAAGTGGTTGTAGCTGTTGGCCCCGTAGAACCGCCCCAACCGCCTGCGCCCCACCCCACGCCCACGGTGTATGTGGAGCTACCAGTGGTGAGTTGATAGGCAAAAGTTGCGCTGACCGCAGGAGTACTGCTACCCGTAGCGGTCCCATCCACAACGATTGAGTACGTGCTGGAACTTAAATACGTGATTTGGTGTTCGCCGTTTATGTTGGATACAGCCACGCCGTTCACATCGCCTGATGTAGCGGAGATCGTTACAAAGTCCCCTGTTTGTGCGCCGTGTCCGGGGTCGTTGACAATCAACGTAGTTTGCGTCCCGGTGTTGGTTGCGGTGTTGGTAGTAAATGCGGTGGCTACCGCAGTGGCTGTGTCCCGTATGGGAGTTACATCAAAGAAGTTGCCATCCTTACTGTTTTGAATGTAGTACTTGAGGTTGGAGCCAAGCGACAACAAGTTGTAACCAGACAGCGTTACCCAATTCCACATGGAGCGCACAACGCCCCAAAGAACCCCAGTTGACGGGTAAACAATTGAAGTGGCTACGCCTTCCACATCAGTGGACAAAACACCTGTGTCTTTATTCCAGCCGCCAATTTTTTCTGGTAGACCAGAACGAAAACGCACCTTGTTGGTTTGGTACCAACCGCCTTCATTGCCGTAGTTGGTGCTTTCTCGGTTGGTTCCCGGCCTAAATGCAAGTTTCTGTAAGGGCATTTCGATTCCTATGACAAGAACATGGCGCGTTCGTCAATCCGACGATTTTGCAACCCTTTGAGTATTTTCCCACCAGCCATGCAATACTTCAAGAGTTCTTCCGCAGCACCCGCTTTATCGCCCCGAAGCAGCTTTTGACGAAGCGTTGAACGCTGGAGTGTTCCAAGACCGACATTGAAACTAAAGCTAACAAGGCTATCATACATACCTTGTGTAAGGGGAACGGGGCAGAACTGAGCCACTCCACGCTCAAACCTTGCAAGATCGCTTCTGAGAATCCCATCTACTTCGTCCTTTGAAAATGTGCGGCTATCTTCTGGCCGAAGCTGGTAAGCCCCTCTTTGATCCATTGGTAACTTGCCTTGATCTGGGTAAAGAACATGACCTACTCCTATTGTCCAAAGCTGTGCTGGGCACCGATACGGCTTGTACCGAATACCCTCATGGTGGCAGATGACCTTAATGGCCTCTGGGCTGAGCTTCATTTGCCGAACGCCCTGCCGCCAAAATGGAAGGCGATGATTGAGGCAAACAGCGCCTGGGTTTCATCATCCCACAATTGGTTTGCCATTTCCGCAAAGCTCACACTGCTGTTGAAGCCGTGCCAGATCAAGGCGCAGTCAATGCCCACCAGAAGCAGAAAGAAGCCGTAGGTGATGACCGGGCGCACGCTGGCACGCAGGTTTTTCATCCAAGTGCTTGTGCCTTCATTCAGGCTAGTGTCGTGGGCGTATATGGCTTGCATCTCAGCCTGTTGAGCGCCAATCAGGGCTTGCTTCTCATTGGATTTGGTTTCCATCTCCAGTTGCTCTGACTTGATGTGCTCGACCCGCTCTTGGGCCTCAAACCCTAGTTTTCGCATCTCCAACTCCCGCTGAATCTGAAGCTGCGCCAAGGCCATCTCATGCTTCTTGTCGCTGCGGTCTTGGAAGAACTCCAGCAACTTGGGCAAGCCGCCCATCAGGAAAGAGATCAGGGTCGAGAATAGGGTCAGCATTACTGTTTGCTCCTTGAAAGCATTGTTGCCGCTATAAGCAGCAGGTTGTGAATCTTCTCCATGTCTTCGGGCTGTTCGGCCCATCCAACGGTGATCTGTCCAATGAACCTACTTGGGTCAGGCGGCACACCCACTCTACACCCAAAGGTCATACCCTTCTCAATGTACCAAAGGCCAATCTCGCTCTGCGCTTGGGTGTAGTTTCCGCAGGTTATCTCCCCCGCCATCAGCGCCACCACATCCCTGTTGTTGGCTGGGTTGGATGTAAAAAGCCCCACATCCAGCCCATCATTGATCTTGTCCCGACCTTCCTTTGTGTAGGCTCTGTGTAGCACCCGAGTCCCAAACATTGGGTTGACCTTGAACACCGCCACCACCACCGCCCCGGTGTGCTTGAACAAATGGGAGGCCGCATCCTCAATTCTGTCTTCTGCAATGGAGGGCATCTTCTGGTTCTCCCGGTACGCCCCCACCAACAATTCTTGGTTCTGCCAAAGAAAATACCCTGAGAAGGCCACAACCCCCATCACCAGGATAGCGATCAACTTGAACGGGCTGTCCACATAGGCCAGCACCTTGCTCAAGGTGTCATCTGGGTTCGGCTTCTCGTTTGGCATCTTCTTCAACCTGTTTACGCAGCTTCTCCACCTTCTCCATTTGGGCCTTGGCCTCTCGTTTCACAACCATCGTGTCCACATACAGCATCCCAACCAAAGGGAGTACCAACACAAAGACCAACGCAAACAGGACTAAGACAAAAAGGTATCCAATCGACCCCGATGATGAAGACTGATTATCCACAGCAGGCATATCAGGTAACCGATTACGAAAGCCACCACTGCTGTTTCCAAAGCCCTGTCCAGCATCTGATTTTTTAACCTTTGTCGCCGCCATGCTTTCACCCGCTTCTCGTGCAACTCCCGTGCCGCTTGCTCCGATTTTTGATCCAACAGCCGTTGATACTCTTCAACGATTTCCCGCCAGAGATCAGGCATTCCCATCTCCCAGCGCACCATTCTCTCAAGATCGGCATAAAACTGCTTGGTCTGCCGCAGATACATCACGTTGTCTATGGCTTGTGTGGCAAGATCGTCTTTGATCCCCTTCTTCCTGTTGTCTTCCCGTTGAACTTCCGCTTTTTCATGGCTGGTTTCCAGTTCCGCTTGGCCCTTGAAGAAGTTTGAGAGCGCCCCACCAACCTCAGTTGTGATCTTCGTCAGATCATTGCCCGTTTTCTTCAGGTCTTGGTAGACGGCAACGCACCCCTTTATGCCTTCGTAGGCTCCCTTGCAAAGAGCAAACGCCGTTATTGGATCAATTTTTACGCCTTCATGATGTATGCCAACGCATAGTACGGTGGCAGGTTTGCATTGGTGGCTGACGATCCCTCAGTTGAGATAGAGGTCGATGTTGAAACAGAGCCTGCTGGTGTCCCAGCAGATGCCGCCACAACAGATATGCCCGTTACTGCGCTGGTTATAGCTGTTCCTGAGCCGTAAATTACAGTTGTTCCGGGGATGCCCGATCCAATAGACCCGTAAGCACCTTGTGAGTGAGTGTGGCCAGGGTCTGAGATGGAGTGGCTGTGTGTACCGAGTGCAGACCCCGTAAAGCTAGAGCTTGAAGACGCTGTGTGGTTGTGAGAAACTAAGGTGGCGTTTGCACTGCCACCTGTTGCAGCTACTGCATAAGTGCTGCCCGCCCCCACAATGAATCTATCGCGCAAATCAGGCGTCCCACTTGAACCATTGCACAACAACCACCCACCGGGAATACTGGCAATACTGCCAGACCACATAACAATTACGCCAGATGGAAGCGACGCCTGCACAAACGCCGTAGTGGCAAGTTGAGTTGTGTTTGTTCCGTAAGCAGCAGTCGGTGCGGCTGGCGTCCCACCAAGGGTAGGCGACGTAGATAAAACCACTGAACCTGAACCCGTAGAAGTAGTTACGCCCGTGCCACCATTGGCAACAGCCACAATACCTGTCACGTTTGACGCTTGCACCTCATAGAAGCTGGCTGCATCAGACCACACCAAGACTTTAGTGTTGTTGGCAATTGCAACCCCCGTACCCGCTGCTGTGGTATTACCAATCACAGTCGAGTTGTAGATGGTCATGGTGTACCCGCTTGCGTTCCAAATGATGTACATCTTGGAGTTGGGCGGGGCAAACACACTGAAAGCAGACGGGGCCGAGGTTACTTTCAGCATGGCATACACCGCTTGGTTGCTTGCCGCAGTACTGCTGGGGCCGTTGGTATATGTCAACGCATATGGCGTAGATGCCACGGCAAAACTCTGATACCCGGCGATGGCAGAGTCCATCACAAACGCCATGTTGGAATTGGTCGTGTCGCCCCAAGTACCCGCCTGGGTGCCATCGGTGGGGAGTTCAATCCGTAGGTTTGTGGAATACGTGCTCATTTGATTTCCTTATTGAACAACTTCTGTCCATGTGGGTGTTTGGGTGTCGTTGATCTGAGTCCACTGCGCTGTGTCAGGTGCCCAGGTTTCATTGAACTGTCCTGCCAAGGATACATCACCAAACACCATACCGCCAAACGTGGCCACATCGTTGATTGTCGAGGTTGGGATCACATTTGACCAGCCCGGAGACTGGTCATCGTTTATGGGCTCCCATAGCAGTCGGCGCACAAACGCATCAGCCGCAGTGACGGATTCTTGGACGGACGCCAAGACTGTGGCGGCTGTGGTTGCTGTGTCTGTGGCAGTGACGGACTCGCTGACCGAGCAGATGGCTGCTTGGCTTGTGGAGGTAGTGTCGGCAGCGGACGCGGTTTCGTTTATTGCGGTTGGGAACGTGGTGTTCGATGACGGCGTGTCAGTGGCAGTGCTTGTCTCAGATACCGCGCAGGGAAATATGAATATGGACGAAGGAACGTCCGTGGCCGTGGCTGTCTCGGCAACCAAGGGGGTAAACACAGCGCCAGCTTGCGTTGCATCAGAGGCCGAGGCAGTGTCGGAGATGGACACGGCATAGGTTGGCAAGCTGGACAAGGAGTCTGTGGCTGTGGCGGTTTCGTTGATGGCTGTGCCAAATGTGGCGTTAGATTCTGTGGTGTCCGTTGCCGTGGCTGTGTCGCTGGTTGCTGCGCCCAAGGTGACAAGAGAGGCCGTGCTGTCCGTTGCGGTTGCAGTTTCGTCTGTGTTTGCAGCAAAGGTGAGCAATGAGGCGGTGGTGTCCGTGGCTGTTGCAGTGTCGGCAAAGTTGGTGGCAAAGGTGGCAAGCGCATCTATGGAGTCGGTGGCAGTGGCAGTATCAACAACCGCGCAGGCAAAGAAGTTCCCCGCCGCCGCAGCGAACGGTGCTTGAGCAAATGCCGCCGCTCCAAAGATCATTGTGCAGTTTCAGGTTCTTCTTTGGGCACTTGGGGGTCGGCCTGCTCTTTGATGAGCATCATCAAGGCCATTGCATTGGTCTTGGACGGGAGTTCCCCCAAAGCCCCAAGGATCATGTTTACAGCGTCAATTGGCAGTTCCAGTTTAATCATGTTATTCCTTTTAACAAGCCATCAGCACACAAGGAACGCAGTAAGAACCATCTGCGTAGGTGCAAGTGACATGGGTTGATGTGACTTTGGCAACTGTCTTTGACCGCACAATGTCATCGCCTTGTGGCTTGGCAGTGCCGTTGCCAGCAGACATGAGCAAGTCACCACGGGCAACAGTTACACCTTGTGCAATGCGAATAATCATGTCGCCTGTCATTGCCATGTTTATTTCATCTACATCGTGAGCATCGTCATGTGTCCAGTTCACAAAAACACCAGCAACATTGGCATCGCCTTCAATGTCAGAAACCTTTACTTTGTTTAATTGTTCGTTATCTACAGGATTGCCTTCAGCGTCTGTGTAAACATTCATTGCATCAAGGTTTGAAAGTACAGTGCCTTTGACCAGCGAATTGTCCTTAGCTGTAGTAGTTTGCGCCCAACGAGACAAGTGACCGCCGTTGTATGAAACAGTAGTACCTGATACCGATATACTACCCTCTATCGTTGTATCTTGATAAAAATTTACTAAACCGCCATCGTTTGTAAGTCTGTTTACATAGAATGGCGCATCTCCGCTTAATGTAACAAAAGTAGAACCATCAGAATTTGCTTGAAAACCTGCATTTCCTAAACCGGTTGTTGTTTTGCCAACAAAAAACTGTCCGGTGCTTGTGATACGGGCTTTTTCTGTGCCGCCAGTATAAAACGCCAAAGGATCAGAGCCACCTGTGCCAACATAACCAACACTTGTTGATGTAATGCCAAAATATATATCAGCATTTGTTGTCGTGGTTTTAACTCTCATGTATTGAGCGCCTGAACCTTCTAGCTGTAATTTTTCTTGTGGGCTTGTAGTACCAATACCAAGCCGACCGCTTGCATCAAGGGTCATTGCTTGGGTAAAGGTGATGGCGTTACCTGCTGTGCCAGAGGCGGCGTTGTACCACTGGTGTTGATTTCCAGCAATCTGATAAAAGCCAGCACTTGTACTT